TTGCTCGTGCAAGGGCGACGGTCGCCTGATAAAGCCGTTCACGCTCGAAATGCTCCCCGCTCATAACGCCGCCCTCTTCCCAAAACGGTGCGCGACGTAGCAGGCGTGGGAGCAGTATTTTCGCCCCTTATTTCCGTAGGCGGTGAACGCCGCTCCACAATAGAGACAGATGAAACTATAGACCGCTTTTTGGTTCATGCTTTCGGGGTGGGTGTTCCACCAAGCCAAGCGACAAATGTCAGAACAGAAGCGTTTTCGCTTTGAACCCTGACTGTGTTCGAGCGGTTTACCGCAATTTTCACAGGCATCATCGGTCACAGCGGCTTGCTGGGAGATGAATTCAATGCCGAGGTTGTTTCGGCGGCAGTATGATTTTATGGTGTTTTCGGATATGCCAAGCGCGGTGGCGATAACTGCGTAGCTTTCGCCTTTGGCGCGCATTTGCTTTATGCGCTCTTTTTGTAGTGCCGTCATGTTCTTGCCTCCTCCGAAGGCAAGGTCTGCCTTCACCATAAACCACGGGAGACGGCAAAATCGGGTAGTGAAAATAAAAAAGTCCCGCGAGACGGCAAAAGAGCGAATCACGGGACTACAAATTAATATTCTGATTACATTTTTTGTGCATGGTCAAGGCTTATCCATCCCGCACCACTTTTGAGGCGTCCCCACTTGGACGCTCCCGCGCCGTTAGCTTCTTCAACAATGGTGTACACGCCCTTGTCCTTAATCGTACCGACGACGGCGGTATTTGTACCCGCTCCTTTACGGATGTTGAGGGCGGACGCGGTCACTTTGACAGTGTAGGATTGAAACGGCGTAGACGCAGGCGGCGCGGCGCTATCTTTGCCGGTATAAATAAGAACGCCGTTTGAGTCGAATACCGAGTAGCCGGGATTGTTATTGGCACACTTTTTGTCATTTTCCAATACTTTATACGCACCCTTTTGTGTCTTGGAATCAGTCCATGACTTACGGACTCGGTATAGTTCATCGGCGGGCGTCGGTTCGGCTATTGCATACTTGTCATAATAACCCTGTCCGTAACCCGCCCGTTTCTTTTTCACGGCGTCGCTCTGGTCAGCGGGTTTTTCGTAATCTGTCAGCACGGCATCGGACGCTTGCTGCACGGATGTTGCGGATTTGAGTATCTTCATCAAAGCCGTGTAGCCCTGTAACTCTTTCCACATAAAATCAAGCTGCATGGTCAGGTCGCCGATAGATTTGCCCGCCGCCTTTGCGAAATCGAGCAGAGCCTGTTTTCGTGACCAGAATGTCCACTGAGCCAATCCGTAGCCCGCGCTGTCCCTGACGAAGTTTGTATAAGAACCATTGTCAACTGCCGCCGTGTATTTTTCATCTGTGAAGCCGAGTGATTTTTCATAGCTGTTTTGAAGGTTTGTCGGCTTCAAGGCACTCTCGGCGTAAAGGTTACCCATAATCCCGGCAACAGCATAATCATTAAGACCCTTGCCGGATAGGAATTTCCAGATGATTTCCTCATTGCTTGTGGTTGGTGTTGTTGGCTTCTCCGGCATACTTGCTGTGAGAAGGCTTTTAACCTCGGCGCGGAATGTATCCATCGACTTCCCGTGTTTCGGAAACCAGTTGTTCGGGTCTCCGTGGTTGGAAGCGATGCCGCGCTTATACCCCTCGAAATGCCCGATGATAACGCCGTCGGCGGTCGGGTCGAGGTTATACTCTTTACAGAGATAAGCGCACAGTTCAGCGGCTTCCTTGTATACGGCGTTGAAATAGGCAGCGTCGGTCAGACCGTCCTCGCAGATTTCAAAACCGATGTGGGTATCGTTAACCGAGCCTTTCGTGCCGGAACCGCCATGCCAGCCGCGCCAGTTCCACGGCAAGGTCTGATAAGTGGCGATAGAGCCGTCGGCCAGTTTGCCGATGAATCCGTGGACGCAGACCTGCCGCCCGTCGGGCTTGTCCTGATTCCAATGGTTGTTATATTGGTTCTTGCCGAGTAAGCCGTCGTCGGGACCCACATAGCGGCGCAAGTTCGGATTGTTCGCTCCCGTGCTATGCACCATGATTCCTTTCACGGTAATGGTTCTGTCCGCCTTATAACAGGCGTTCTCCGTAAATATCAGTTTTTGCAGGTTCATTTTTCTTCATCCTTTCCGCGCAGTTGCGCCAGCGCGTCTTTCAGCTTTTGCGGGATGGGCAGCCCAAGCCTTGACGAGTTTTCAATCAGGGATAAGCCTTCGTTGGCGATGTAAAAGAAAATAATCGCGGTGCGAACCGCCGAGTAGTCGCCGACTACCCCCGACGTGCCGATGATGTGGGTGTCAACCATATGCCCGACCGCCACCATAGCGAAGATAGTGACTTTCTTGAAAATGCCGCGAAAGCCAACCTCGCTGGACAGCTTCTTCTCGACAATCGCGCACATGACCCCTGTGACGTAATCAATAAGCGCGAATGCGATAAGCGTGTAGACGAAACCGTCCAAACCTCCAACCGCCCAACCTATGAATCCGCCGAAAGCGGCGAACCCCACTTGTACCCAGTTCCAGATATCCTTCATATCCGTATCCTCCGTTTCTGTTTTTTTGCATACAAAAACGCCTGCCGGTTAAGGCAAGCGTCAGTATCAAATGAATGCGTGTAAAGTTATGTCAGCTTCGGCAAGGCGTCCCAAAGCCGCAAGTCCTCCTGACCGAGCGACCAGAGGGCAAAACCTCGCAAGCCCCACCGATAGGCGGCTTCATTAGCCCAGTAAACAAGGCTGTCCACGTCTTGGTAGAACACGATGCCGAAGCCATCGCCGTCGCCAAGGAACAGTCGGGCGACCCAAACGTTAATATCCCTCGAAACTACTCGCGCGGTATAGTCGGCGTTACAGGGTATCGTCATGAGTTTACTGTGGAAAAAGTCGTAATCCATGCTGATGTCGTCGCTTCGGGTGGCTGTTTCCTCAACGTCCGTGGCAAGCGTGAACACTTCAAATTCCGAATCCCATGTGACGCCGCTGCGAGAAATCCTGCCGTATTGCTCTGTCGAGCCGTCGGGCAAAGTTACGTCAAGGGCTTCATACGGTTCATAAGTCCAAGCGTCGCCGAGCCGGAGCAGCTCGCACTTGATTTCATTGTCCGACTGGATGCCGCAATACCCGCTTGTCGCACTAACCGTCGCCGAAAAGCGGAGCGTGTTGCTGTTGCCCGAATAAACCCGCACACGGTTTCCGCGCTTCCTCATTTCAATAAGATACATATTCGGATTGGTGCGGATATTGGCATTCGGCGTTTTGGAGTAGGACGCGCTATAGCTTCCGAGCAGGGTCGCGCCTTGATAGAGTTCCACCCTCTGCGTGTCGATGTTGATACAGCAGAAGATATTACCGATGAACACCCCGGCTCGACCGCTTCCGTTTTGCGGGAACGCAAGCCGCGCCCTGATATGGACGTCGTTGAATCCACCATACTTCCAAGCAAGCTGTCCGCTGCCCTCAAGCTGTGAGTAGACCCGCTCCTGCGACCATTCCACGCTGCGCCACACCGCCCAACTGCCGTATAGCGTTTGCCAGTAAGTTGATTGCAAGGTGACGGGGTCTCGGAAATCCTCATACCACGCCAGAGCCGAGTCGGGCTTTCGCCGCAGGACTTCGCTCGTAAGCTTGAACCCTTTGTCGGGGATTGCCATATTACCGTTCACATCCTTGAAGCTACGGGGCGATAGTGCAAATGTAGCAGAACCCGCGCTCGGCGCTTCGCTGAATGAATTGCAAACTCTAAATCCATAAAACTGCGCGCCGGGAACGCCGCCGTCAACGGTTAGAACGTGGTTTCCCGCCGACAGATTGCGCCTTGCGAGCAAGAACCAACTCGTCCTCTTCCAGTACGGCCACCACAGGCGGTTTTCGGAAAACGTCCGCCCGCTGCCGTCGAGGGAGATGTTGATGCCGTTCTTGTCCCAGAAGGGAAAGCATATGCGAACCGCTATGTCATACGTTCCCGACTGGCTTACGTTGAAGTTATATGTCGCCGTGCCGTTTGGAGCGGAGAGGGTAATCGTGCCGTTGCCGACCACCACGCCCTCTGTGTATTCGTCAGGCTCGCCGTCGCGGTCAACATAGATAGCGCCGAATTCCGACTTCTGCGTTTTGCCATAGCAGGTCAGGTATCTGCGGCGGTTGTAGGTATCACCGACGATTGGAGATTCTCTGCTCACCGCATCGCCGCCCTCGGCATAGTCGTAAACTTGCGGGAACATATACGGCACTTGGTCGTAATCGTCCCAGTATGCAAGCCACGGGATAAACGGTTGAGGTGGCGCGTTTCCAGTCCAGTTGTAGCCGCCCTCCGCCCATATTTTTGCGGCATAATAGGTAAGCGACACGCCGCGATAGGTCTTGCCGATGTCGGCGGGGTTAGCGTAAATCTGCCACTCCCACCCGTAGCCCGGCAGTCCCATATAAATTTTCTGCGGAGCCATCGCTTGGCTTGCGTAATCGTAAACGCCGACAAGCCAGTCCCTTGGAGAAACAGGCCCCGGCGCGCTTCCCGCCCACGCCATACCGTAGGACATGATAGCGGCTGTGTCGCAATAAGCATCGAGGTCGGCATAGACACACCAGTTTTCGCCACCCACCGAACCATTGATGGATGTCATTCCCGGTAGACAAATGTTGACCAGTTTTGCCGGATTGTACGCCTTGACGGTTTGGTAAATATCCCTGAACAGGGCGTTTGCCGCATCCTTGTTCTCATATTCACCGCCTCGTTCCAAATCAATGTCTACGCCCGCGCACCACGGGTATTTCTGCATAATCCGCACCAGTTCGGATAAAAAGGCCGTTTTCGCGCCGCCCGTGTTGTTACGCAGTGCGGTAAAAATCGAAGCCGTGCCGTGGTTCATTACCGTGAGAAACCACCGCACCTTCGGCCATTTGTTGATATAGGGCAGTATGCCCGATATTGGAGTTCCTGTTTCGGAAATCGTGCCTGTGATATCCACCTCGAACGTAAAAATACCGACGGCCTCGAAGCGGTCGCCGTAATTGTTGAGCGCTTGGAACATCCTGCTATTGCCCATGAACGACCAGACCATGCACTTTTTGCCTTTTGTATAATCCCTGCTCATAGGCGCGGCTCTCCTTCCATCATTTCGGTGTATTCGAGGTAGACCCTCGCCGACTTTCCGCTCTCCAGCATGACTATATGCTTGCTGTCGTAAGCCGCCGTATATTGATAAAATCCATGCTTCGGCGTTGGCGAGTTGTTTTTCAGACACTCCCTCGTCGTGGCTTTGAGCGCCAAAGCATCTCCCGCGCTGACCGCAGACAGAAACTTGCAACGATGCGAACCCATGCCCTGTGAAATCTCGATACTGCCCGCCGCCATCTGTTGTTTTGGGTAGACATACGCATCCAAGCCCGCCGAGGTTTCCCCGGTATTGAACAATACAAGCGTAGCGCCGCCCCTGACCACACCGTTTTGGTATCGCGGGGCGTTGCCGCTGTTTTTGAGCATGGTTTCGGAGTGAACCGTATAGCCCGTGAGTTTACCGCCTTCCTGAACCTGAAGGTCGGTGAAGTATATCGTGCCGGTACAGTCGGAAATCAGCGGACGGATGGTGATTGCCACCACCCGTTTGTCTTCTTTGACCTTCACGGTTTCGGTAAATCGAATAAAGTTTGATACCATAAACGCCACCGCCTAACTGTCAATCGTCCACTTGATTTCGCAGACATGGCCGACCCAGCCTGTGGCGATTGAACCCGCCTGAAGCATGAGGTCGGTAAAATACACCGTTCCGGTGCAGTTCTGTATTACCATCCGAACGGTGATAGAGCGCAGCTTGCCGTAGCCTTTGGGTGATGCGTCACGCGCTATGTGTTGGAAATATGCCATAAAACCACCGTCCTTTAGAATAAATCAATGAATCGTGTCTCGGTCGTTCCGTCCTCGTACTCAAATACCACCTCGATACCGACCTGACCGTTCACGCCTTTTTGGAGGTTCTCCGAGCCGATTTGCGCCGATATGGTGTAGTTTCTGCGGTTTGCCGGATAGACCGTCTGCGCCATGCTCTTTGTCATGTTTGGAACGCCAGTCGCCATAAAAGAAGCCATTCCGGTCACGCCGCTTTGCGGGTCTACGGCAAAGCCTGAATTTTGCCAGTAAGCGAAACCGTCGTCGGCGCGGGAATTTCGCAGATGATTGAACGGCACCATGTCTTTGATTTCCTGCCCGATGAGGTTCGACTGGTCGAGTTGGTCTGCCACCGCCGAGATATCGGAGTCGCCCAATTCCCGAAGTTTGGAGGACAGTTCAAGCACCGTTTTCCACGGCTCTTGCAAGTTATACTGCCGCCTGATTACCCTCGTCTGTATCGTGAGGTTCAAATCTCTGTCGTCCACGGTCACGATGTCGCCCAGCGACCATTGCTCATGTTCATAGCCCGTCAGAACGGATAAATCCATCGCAGACAGCACATAAGAGATTCGCGGCTTGGCATACTCCGCTATCCGCATCTTGGCAAACTCAAGCATCTGGTATGGGTTCGTGAAATTGGATAAATCCAAGGTCGCCACTCTGACCTCGTTCGAGTAAGTAAAGTCCTCGACATACTCCTTGCCGCCGTTGATGGTGGCAAATGTCATGCCGTCCCTGCCATAAGCGTAGAGCCGTGTTATAAGGCTTCGCGTATCTACCACTCGCTTTATGCTCGTGAGGTTTTTGCGGTAGGCGAAAAGCGCGCCGCTCTCCTTGCCGCTAAAAGTAAGTAAGCTGACCATACGGTTGCGGCTATCAAAGACAAGGTCGCCGCCGTGAATCTTCTGCACCATCCGCAGGACTGCCAGAGCGTTATCCTCCTCGCACATCCATGTGCGCAGGGTGGTCACATTTACCGTTCCCACAGTCCAGCCTGTTCCCTGCAAGGCATAAGTCATAGGAACGGCGGGCAGGTCGGCGTTGAACTCAATCGACTCTTTTTCCGCGCTGTAATTGAGGTCATAAAAGGCGGCTTCGGCGTAGACAGTGGTCAGGATGCCTTGACCGTCCGAACCCTTCTCATCGGAGATGGTTCGGATGCGGTAGATGTCGTTTGCCACCTGCACCGACTTCTCGTTGTCGAGCGTCAGCCGTTTCGGGTCACTCCACGGCAATTTGAACTCAAGGGTATCCGCGCCGTTGACCTCGCCTGTGGCGATGATGTCAAAGGCGTTCTCCAGCACCGACTCCCACGCGCCGTTCGCGTCAAGCACAACGGGTCGGGCAAAACCGAGCCGCTCATACGGTGACTTAGGGATGTCAAAAAGCTGAATATCAAGCAGCTTCGGCGTGACGGAATCGTTGGTTGTGGTCAATGTCACGCGGTAACGTATATATTCACGGTTTGGCGAAGCCAACTCGCCGTTTATGCCTACCGCCTGCCACGCCGACCAGTTTATAAGGTCATCCGAAGTAGCGGTCTCAATCAGGGAAATAGCTGTAGTACCCGCCGTGTACTCGCTTGTCGCCGAAACGCGACCGCTGCCAGAAAGCGAGCAGTTTGCCGCCGTGGTTTCCAGCACTCCGCTTAAGGCGTAGGTACTGCCTGTTCTTTTTAGAAGCACCGCGCCCGGTTCGGTTAAGGCGTCAACGCTTGCCGCCGAGTCTGCGCCGTCGCCAAACATAGACTGACGGAAATACCGCTCCAAGTCGTCAATCGTTAACTGACTGTCGGTTTCGAAGAACCAGTCGTCAAATCCGCCCGCGTAGTAGTAGGTGTCCGCGTGCATACCCATGACGACATTCGCCGTACAGGAGGGATTTAAAACACCCGTGAAAGTCTTAACGGGTGCGTACCATACCGTGCCGTCCGCTCGGTTGCAGATTATCAACTGTGAGGTTTTCGCCGTGACGCCGATAATCGCGCCGATGAAATACCATCCGTTATTCACAAGCGAAAAAGGCGGCGTTTCGCTCTCGTCAAAGATGAGCGTCCCCACCGAATTGTATAGCATCATGCGCGGCCTGCCGTTGTACAGGGAGATGTAGAAAATTGGCTGACCGGGTCCCTGACGGGTATTGAAAATCGGGCTGTAAGTCTGCCCGACCGAGTATGTCGTTGGGTTAAGCCATCCGCCCACGGCGATTTTGTCTCCGAGGTTCGAGAAGAACGTGCCGTCATTCACAGCGGTGAGGTATGTTTTCTCGGTGGTCGGATTGCTGATATTCTGCCGGAAATATCGACCGTGCCGACCGAGCGGCAATGAAGCGGTCGTGCCGCTCCAACCTGATATAGAGAAGTGTCGCCCCTTGCCGGAGGAGTCCAAAAGCCGCGTTTGACTGTCAGGCGCCGCTTCGTTGAATCGCCACATGGCGGCGGTGTATTCGGTTAACGGGAACTCGCCCGTGAAGTCCACCTGCGTGGTTAATATTGATTTGACAGCCATTTGGTCACCTCCATCGGCTCATGGCCTGTATCCTAAGTTCTGTAAACGTCGCTCCTGTAGTGTTTATACTCACGGTATTCGCGCCCTTTTTTAACACGGGGAAGTTCAACTCCTGTAAAAGCGGCAGACCATTACGAAGCGTTTCTCCCTGAGAATCCACCACTTTTGCAGTCACCTTGCCGCTGTCGATTACCAGCGTTTCGCCGGACGCTAAAGCGCCGACTATCCGTAATTCCTCATTGTTCGTCACTAATGAAACGTAGCTTGACGAGCCGGAGGGGATTACTCCTTTAAGTAGATACACAGGCTCGGAGTCGGTGTTGCCTTTAACTCTCGTTACGGTATTCGTGCCAGTCGCCGTAAGCGTAAAACTCTCGTCCGTCTGGGCATACCCGAAGGGGTCTGGGCAGACAAACCGAAGGTCAAACGCCCCCGCCGAAAACACCAGCCGTTCGCAGTCCACCGCTTCGGTGAGCCGCGCCGTGAAGTAGCGGTCGGGAACGTCGTCAAAGACAAGCTGATGAAGGCCGTGTTCGGGGTTAAGCCAAGCGGCGATGTCGTCCAATACCGACACTAAAACGGGGAAGCTGTACTTCGGAAAGATGTTACAGCGTACCGTGACGATTTTCTCAGCTATGCTGCTCCCAAAGTCCGCCACGCCGGGTTTGCCGGGTACGGACACAAAGGAGTTGCGCAAGGGCGGCGAAGCCTGCCACGAGGTCAGCCTTGCCGTAATGTTCATGCTTTTTGAGGATATTCCGTTGTATATAAAGCCCATGCCGTACCTCCTTTACGCCGGACTGAAGCGCCCTTGCGCTCTCGACCCTGTCTGCATCAGGTTATACAGTTCCTGTGAAATCCTGCGAATGTCGTCCTCGCTGCGGACAATCATCTGTTGGATATTGATAAGCGAGCCGCCGAAAGCACCGCCTACACCGACCGCTCCGATGGTGGAATCGCCGACGTTCATGCCGGGCATATCCAATTCGGTGGGTATGGCGTTTTGCATATCGTCGCTGACTTTATCCATTGCCCGCTCGAAGCCCACGCCGATTCCCTGACCCATGTTTTCGCCCAGCCCCGCGAACAGGGTGGACGGAGACTTGATACCGAAGAAGTTTTTAATCCCGCTCACGATTCCGCCGAAGAAGCCGGAAATCTTACCCCATATCCAGTCGGCTACATTAGAGATGCCCTGCCAAAGTCCCTTGATAAGGTCGCTGCCAACTTGCACGATTTTGCCGATATTGTCGGTGAAACCCTTGACTATCGCCACGATTATCTGCGGGATGGCTTTCACGATTTCAACGATGATGGTCGGCAGGTTCTTTATCAACGATATGAAAAGCTGTATGCCCGCCTGTATGATTTGCGGTATGCTTCCGATAATTGCCGTAATCAACGACGTAATAATCTGCGGTATCGCCGCCACGACGGTCGTGATGATGAGCGGCAAGTTCTGCACCAATGAAATCAACAGTTTGATTCCCGCGTCGATAAGCTGCGGAATCGAACCGAGGATTGCCGTAATCAGGCCTTCGATGATTTGCGGAATTGCCGCCACAATCGCCGTGATGATTTCAGGCAACGCTTCAACAAGGGATACCAAAAGCTGAATCCCTGCGTCGATGATTTGCGGAATCGCGCCGATGATAAAGTCCACGATGCCGAGGATGATGGCGGGCAGAGCCGCGATTAACTGCGGTAGCGCGTCCAATATTCCCTGCGTTAAACCAAGTACAAGTTGCAAAGCCGCGTCTAAAATCATCGGCAAGTTGTCAATAAGCGCCTGCACCATC